AGCTGTCTTCGTCTATTTCTTCAGCTTCTTCCATTACCCAAGTCGTGACACCTTGCAATGATTTAAGATTTGCTGTTTGGTCCCCACTCGATGTTTTAATTCCTCTAAAAATGATTTTACTTCCATTTTCTAGGTTTACAATTTCGTCTCTGGTGATCTTAAATTTATGCTCTAGATCTAGCAGTTCAATTTTCTCTTTAAATTCTGGAATTATGGAGACGGATGCGGACCTGAGTGTGTACCTAGTAAAAAGAATTGTGTGTCCTTTTTCGTGTAAAAGGCCTAATAAAAAAACACCTGTAAAAAATGACTTGCCAGATCCTCGCCCACCTGTAAGAATTGTGTATCTAGTTTTATTCCAAAATAGCTTGTATCTAGGAGAAAAATCAATCCTTGGTTTTGTCAGTGTCATCTTTAAAATTGAACAAGGTTCCAAAATCAATTGAAGGAGCGTCAGCAGAGATGTCAATTTGTTCCTTAGGTTGTCCATAGGCTGAGTCTAAAACGGCTTTAGAAGCAGCAACATCTCCCTGTCTGGCCTTTTTAATTAAAGCTAGGGTAATTAGATCTTCTTGCAACATGTCTTCTTCTTCCTGGCTTAGTGGATTCATGGCTCTAGATTTTACATTAAGCCATTTTCTAGCAATAGTGCTTCGATTTCTAGCTCCTTTTGGTCGGCCATTAGGATTGCCAGATTGACCCTTTTTCCATTCGTGTTTTTTTATATCTTCTTTTGACATTGATGCTGTATTTGAGTTGTATTATTTTGGATCTGGCTGTGAAAGGTGTGCATATTTTTTCTCTATAGCTTTGCCATGTTCGTCCCTGACAGGATCTACATAATAACCTGTTATTGGATTAAGTCTATAATTCCAAAAGTCTTTTGGTATAGGGCCGTTTTCGTGCCACCCTTTTAATGGCTCAGATCTGTGTTTGTAGTTTTTAAACTTAAAATCTTTATTAGTCTTCATATATCGTTAGGCATAAATCAATTAATGGTAAATAAATCACATAGTCTGTAAATCCTTTTTGTGGGTATGATCTAAAGCCAAATAAAAAGCCTAGATAAAACCCTAGTGTTAGTTCCCAATCATTTCCCACAGCAATCACATTTTGGTTTTTCTTCTTTTTCTTCTATTTCTTTCGGTTCTGGTATATCAACACCCCAATCTAAAAGGTCATCTGATTCCCACTCATTAGCAAGCATATTGAAGTCCCATTCACCTGCATTTGTATTGTCTTTTATGACAAACTCTTTCTGTTTCGCATTGGACCACCCTTCGCACACATCAATCCACACTTCTGACATGCCTGCATCTTGAGCTGCTCTTAATCTCATGTTGCCGCCAAGAACAACTAGATCTTCATTTACTACTATAGGCCGTTTTTCTAGCATTTCTGGAAATGTTTCCATTGATTTTACCAGAGCAAAATACTTTTGATCTTTTATGATCCTAGGATTGTCTGGATGCTTTCTAAGCTTGTATGGTTTTTCTAGTCTTTTAGACATAATTCTTTAATTCTGATCTTAGGCTTTCAACTATGTTATTAAGACAACTAGGGCAATTTGTTGGCTGCTCATTGGTCTTGTTTACTTTGTTATAGATTTGGTAAATCATGTCTCTTTCAGCTTCTGATTTTAAGCTTGATCCGTTGTAAGTGTCAAAGAACATTTGTAAAAAATCAAATTCGGCCTGTAAAAGATTTCCTTTTTTTGGAAACCAGGTATTCAAAACCGATTTTCTACCAGAACAGCCGCAATCTTTGTCAACTGCTTTGGCAACTGTGTCCACTACCTTTTTAATTCCTAAAGGTTTTGTGATGTATTTTTCTATGTCGTCACCAAGTCCTTTACTTTTCATAATATTCTTTTTTTAGCTTTTCACTAATTTTCACTTTACATCTTTTGACGGTCCTGTATATTGTGGATTGACTCAACTTTGTTTCTTTGCTCATTTCAGTTCTATGTGTTTTAAAATCATATCTATATAGATTAAAAACCTTTTTGTCAAACCAATAAAAGCTATCAACGTATTTGTCAACCTTGTCCTGGATCGTTTCTTCTTTCATTTCTTTGCCCTGATCCACCAGATATTGTCTTTCATTTTTAGATAGATTCTTAAAATCTAGTCGTGTGTATTTGCTTTCTTTTCTAAATGTGTTAATTAGTATTTGTTTTATGCTCTGATATATATACGCACCAGGTTGTCCATAACGGTCTAGAAATTTCAATATTTCTGACTTTTTGTTTGGGATCTTATCAATTTCAGTTTGAATTTTTAAGTATAAATCCTGTGTCACATCTTCATGATACAATCCACGATTATTTGGGAAGTATTTATTTTCTGACATCTGAGCAATTCTTTTCATGCTGTTATATTTTGAAGCAATAAGCTTCATGGCTTCTTTCTTTGTCATTTGTTTAAAGCTTTGTATTTTTCTATTATGTCAACTAGACTAAATCGATCCCATTTGTGGCCCATTTGTTTTGACATTCTTACCCTCTGCTCCAGGTCATCAAATTTCTTTAGGCCTATTTTTTCAATAAGGTTTTGTCTGTATGGAATTAAGTTTCCTGCTAAAAAGTAGTTGCATTTTCTACAAGCTAAATGAACGTTGTTTTCATCAAACCTGGTTGCAGGGTGATTTCCTGCTGAGAAATAGTGTGAAGCGTCTGAAGTGTTATGAGAGCCGCATGAGATGCATGGCTGTCCCTGGTCCCTTGTTCTAATGTAAAGATGGAAATGTCTCACAGCTATTTTTAAAAGCTGCGGAATTGTTTTATTTCTGTATATGCTTTTTGTTGCCATAATAAATATGGCTACCTGGATAAAACAAAGCTATAAATTTGTAAGTGTAATTTCTAGAAAAAAGTTTAAACACTAAATCACAGGTTATAAACAAAAAACCCTCAATTAAGAGGGCTTTATTTTTTTAAGTTTTGTTTCAATGTAATTGTTAAAATTTCTATTTTCTTTTTTTGCTTCCTTTTTTAAGGCTTCTAAAAGATCTGTGTCTAGTTTAAAAGTGTATGATGTTTTTGGCATATCTATATAAATTGTTTAAACTTCTCTGTTTGTTCTTTAAACTTTATTTTAGAGAGTTTAGATTTTAAAGCATCAATTTTTTTAGTTAGCATAATAGATGTATCCACCATGTCACATCTTCTTTGTCTAGCTTGTAGTCTTTTTATTTCTGATCTTATGTCTTGTTTTGTCATTGTGTTTGTTTTAGTTGTTGTTAATTAATCCATTCTACCATATACAGTAGTAAAATCATTTTCTGTGAAAGGCTGATTGTAAGCGTCAGTCTCAGTCAATAAATATTCCTTAACTCTTTTGTAAAATATGTCATTAGGAATGCTTCCTTGCCATACTTGGTCTATAACATAAACGTCTCTTATTTTAAGTTTGTAGCCCATTACACAGCTTCCTGTGTCACCATATTCTTTGTCAACTTCTCGTGAAATCTTTGATACTTTGCTTAATTGTGTGTCATTTAATAGTCTTGCGATGTCCATAATATTTGTGTTTTGATTATTAGATACATCTAAGATACATCTTTTTTTTAATCTACCAAACTTTATTTAAAAAAACATAGGGGGTTTTTAAATACTCCCTGTTTTTAAACAAAAAAATATAAGCTTTTATAAAAAAACCCCCAACGTGAGAAGCCATTGGGGGAAACTTAACCAAATGAAAATCCTTAAGCGGATCAGACTATGCTGCCATTTGCTTTCTTTCAGACTTTATTTCGTTCAGTGTTAATTTAAACAGGTTTAAATATTTAGAAACTTTAGTCTGGTAAGTGTTGCAATCTTCTGCAATTTCTATTTGCTTTTTTTTAGGGTTTTTAATTTTTGTTTCAACTATTTTTTTCATGAGATTCATGTCTTTTTTGCCATATCTAGATATGCGGCTGTAAGTCATGTCCATTAAATTAGCAGGATCCTGTTGTTTTACAATTGAAAGTTGAGTTCCTGGCTTGTTGTTTTCTGTTTGTTGATCTACATATTTTTGGGCCACAGGAATCATTGCAGCAATTAGATCGGTTATTAAATTATTTGTGTTCATGTGTTTTTGTTTTTTATAATCTGATTTTTTTACTCGGACTTAGTATGTGATAATTATAAACTGATATCATGGAGTCCAAAGTGTCTTCGACTGTTGAATAAGTATTAAATTTTTTCTTTTTGCATTGATCAATAAAGTGTTCTGCATCAAAATTCTTATTTGTTTTAATAAGTGCGACCAAAGATCTTATGTTGTTAAAGTGAAAGGCCATTTTATCTTCATAGAGCTTGTCAAGCTGCATCAAAATATTAAAAATTTTGTCTCCACGATTTTTTAAATAAACCGCTAATCCATCTCTAAATTTTGGCCCCTCTGCATTTGTATAAGATTTTATAATACTTCCTAAAGGTAAAGTCCTATTCAATTTTTTTTCCCAGAAAGCATGTGCATCTAGAATTTTTTGATATTCTAAATTTCCTGTTTCTGCATAGGCTTTGCAAAAATGAATTGGCTTCCATTTATCAACTACATTGTTGCCTTCAATTAATTCTCTCATAATAGTCCCATTTATTCTACGAACTACATAATAAACAGGCATTTTCATTTCCTTTAATGCCTCAAGTCTGTGTTGACCGTCTATGACCTTTCCTTCTAAGGAAACTGTAATTGGATTAATGACCTGGCCTGTTTTTTGTATTGATTTTTTAAGCTTTGCAACTTTTCTTTTGTCAATATCTCTGTTGAATTTATAATATGAAAATTCTTTATAATCTTTCGTTTCGTGTAATTGAAACAAAGGTGTGTTTGTATTCATGTTTTATGTTTTAAATTATTAAAAGGGTGAATTTTGGTTTTGCGGAGAATGGTCCTGATTATCAACTTCATCTAGTATTGGAAAAGCGTCTAAAGGCTTGTTGTCAATTAATCTTTTCAAAGTTTCTTCAGCTTCAATCTTATCGATTTTAAAACCTTTAAATGAGTTAAAAGCTCT